AAGATTTGGCACTCTAATAGCCGTTAGAGACGTGTGATATGGCGATGCAACAAGAAATATACGAATGATTGTTATTGCAAAACACCGCATATTGATGAGGACACGATAAAGCAAGGCTTTTTGAAAGCCTATAATCAGCTGCTTACTGATAAAGGGAGCGTTTTGAGTCTTTGCGAGATGTTGCTGCGTGCTTTTTCAGACTGTTCAGATTTGGATGCGAAAATGAGTGTTCTGGATGATGAGGAAAAGCAGATCACAAAAAACATAAGAGAAATGGTTGTGATCAATAGTCGAACGGTTCAAAAGCAACCAGAATATACGCTGGAGTACCAATCCTATGAGCGGGAGTACGAGGCGTTGAAAGCAAAATATCAGAAATTGCAGGCTGAAAAATTAGATCGCATAAATAAAACCACTGTGATCCAAGATTTCATGGAGCAGATAAAAAAGAGAAAAGAGCCGATTAAGGTTTTCAGTTCGGACGTATGGCTTGCTGCAATTGAAACAGTGACCATCTGTGAAAAGGGAGAATTGCAATTTCGGTTTAAAAACGGTACTGAAATAACAGTTTGATTCTGAATCGCAGCATTATTAATTTTTCACATAAAACGAAAAGCAGATTTGTAACATTACACAAATCTGCTTTTTTGTCTTGACTTTGCGAGAAAAATAGTGTAATATAAATTACAAGCAAAACGAATGAATCCGGTGTTCCGGGTTTGTCAAAGGCAGTGGTTACCCACTGCACACCCTTTCGGTACTGTTTGCACACCCCCTGCAAAGGGAGTGCATGATTGTATCAAAGGTTAAGTGTTTTTCCACACGCAATACTGCACGAACTCTCCCGCAGAGCAGCGGTTACCTGCTCCAGCGGGGGAGTTTTTGTTTTATCGGTCAGATTGACCAGCACCGTGATCTGCTCCTTGTACACGATGACCTGATTCACAAGCAGCTGCAAGATCTTCTCCGTGCCCTCTGCCTGTACTTCCAGCAGACGGTGTGCGAAGTACTGGAAATGCTCCAGCTTCAGCTCCGGTGCGTCGGTTTGCAGCAGTCGCACTTCCGTTTCCAGAGCCGCTTTCTGCTGTTCCAGCTGCTGCATGGTCGCCTGCAGGGCTGCCGACGTGATGCCGTTCAGCACGGCGTTTACGGCGTTCTCCAGTTTCTTTTCCGTTTCCTGCAATCGTCGCTGTGCAGCCGTCAGATCAGCGTTTTCGTGGGTGCTCTGCTGGTACAGTGCATAGGTGGCATTTGCGATCTGCTCGCACGCCTCCGGAGTAGTGTACTGTGCGATCGCATCCAGCACAGCATGTTCCAGTTCCGCAGCAGGCAGCCAGCCGCAGCATTTGTTCGGGCAGCAGTAGTAATAATACCGCTTGTCCGTTTTGCTGGTTCCGGCCCTGCCGGTGAGCCGTCTGCCGCAAGTGCCGCAGATCGCTTTTCCGGTCAGCACATATTCATGGGGGCTCTGGGTGTGGCGGTGCTTGTGTCTGGATTCCGTCAGACGTTCCTGCACGCTCCGGAACAGCTCCGGCTCGATGATCGGGGGACAGTGGGCATCTTCTCCGGCACACTGGAACGTCCCTGTGTATCGTTGGTTGGCAAGGATTCGGGAAATGGTATCAATGCGGAACTGCTTGCCGCGGCTGGTAGTATAGCCGGCGTGGTTCAGATCGTCGCAGATCTCAGTGAATGTCATGCCGCTGTCATAGCCGGTGAAAATCCGGCGTACCAGTGATGCACCTGCCGGGTCGATCTCCATCTGCTTGTCTGCTCCGATGCGGTAGCCCAGAGCCACGTTGCCGCCGGTAGTCTTGCCCTTGATGGCATTCTCACGCATGCCACGCTTGATCTTCTGGGAAAGCTCCGCACTGTAGTACTCGTTCATTGCCTCCAGCAGTCCTTCCAGAATGATGCCCTCCGGGCTGTCTGTGATGTGCTCTTTGGCAGAAAGGACCTTTACGCCGTTGGCTTTCAGCTTGCTTTTGTACATAGCACTGTCATAGCGGTTTCTGGCGAAGCGGTCAAGCTTATATACGATAACCGCCTGAAAAGTCTTGTATCTGCTGTCGGCGATCATTCGCTGAAACTCCGGGCGGTTGGCAGTCGTGCCGCTGATCGCACGGTCGATGTACTCTCCGATGATGTTAATGCCCTCAGACGCTGCAAACGCCTTGCATTCCCGAAGCTGTCCCTCAATGGACTGCTCGGTCTGCCGGTCGCAGCTGTAACGGGCGTAGATCACTGCATTCATGTGTAAATTTCCTCCTAAGACTTGATTTTTCAGAGGAAATATGCTATAATAGACCTTGCTTTGGGAAGTCTATTATAGCAATAGTTTTTCCTCTTGCCGCTTCACGGTTGCCGCCGTGGGGCGGTTTTTTTATCCGTTTTCTTCAATATCCTTGCGGATCAATGCCTTGATGTATCCGGCTTTGTTGGGTACGCTGTCCAACTTGTCCATGATGTCTTTTTCTGTTGTCTTTACGACTTTGATCGTGTACGTCTTTGTGTTTGCCAGATCGTATTTCTTTTGCGGTGTCATGCTGCACCTCCGAAAAAAGTATCTTGCCAAAAGCGGGGAAGTGTGGTATAATGAGATAACACAAAAAAGCGGTGGCAAGAACCGCTCTTTCGTGTTTCGATTGTGTAAGCCTATCGTTTATTCGGTGGGCTTATCTTTTTTTGCCATGTTCCGTACTTCCTGGACTGCCTTTTTGACTTCGTCCATGTCCTTGCATGCTGCGAACTTGTCAGCCACAAGATTCAGAATCACTTCCATTTGTTTGTCTGTCATTTCTTCCATTTGAGCCTCCTTCCTATACCCGCTTGCCCCGGTATTGTACTCATCTCCCTGAGCACAATACTATTATAGCATACGTATTACGTATTGTCAAGAGGTATGAGAAAAATAAGTTTGTAAATTGTTTGTGTACAACGCCCTGCCGGTTTCGGTAGGGCGTTTTTGTGTGGTTACGATTGCATTATGGATCGCAGTTGCCGCAAGGAGAATATCCCTGTGCAATCAGATCATCTCGTGTTCCGGTATATTCGCTGCGGTTTGCGTCGGAAATTCTTTTCGCACTGGAACAGCTGGGATAGTGAAATATTCCACTGCCGGTATTGATGACATAAGTGAACACATTTGCCGCCGGCTGCTCTGCCGGAGTTTCTTCCTGTGCCGGAGCAGGCGGTTCTGTCGCAGCCGTTGTGGTTTCTGCTGTTGTGGTTTCTGCTGCTGTTGTGGTAGCTTCTGTCGTAGTCGTCGTTGTTGTTGTGGTAGTTGCTTTCGTCGTTGTGGTGGTCGTTTCTGCGGCAGTCGTGGTAGTGACCGCAGTTGTGGTAGTCGTGGCAGTGCTGTCCGACTCTTGGCTGCTGCTAGTGTGGCTGCCGGCAGTGGTGAACGCCAGCAGTCCGCAGACCAGGAAAATGCCTGCCGTGATCGCTGTGGCACGTTTGCGGTATTTCGGATCCAGTTCGCTGTCCAGTTTTTCGAAGAGCCGGTTCACCGGAATGAATGCGGCAACGGCAAAGCAGAGAAAGCCGCTGAAAGTGTGGGCGAAGATCGCAATCACGGCAAGTACTGCTGAAACAGCGAAAGCGATCCAGCGAAACGTCTTATTCTCCATCATTGCTTCTACCTCCGCAGTAAGGGCATACGCCGCTGTTTGGCAGCTGTGCTCCGCAGTAAGCACACACCCGTCCGGACGGTGCATCTGCGGCAGACAGAGCAGGATGTTTCTTGTACACCCAGAACCAGAGTGCCGCCGACAGGATCAGGGCGACACCAAACCAACCGGTAAAGGTCAGAAAGACAATGCCGGCGACTACGGCAGTCCAAAGAATTTTGGTGCGTTTCTGGTATCTGGGGTGTGCCCAGATCAGGATTAGTCCCAATGGGGGAAAGAAGATCGTGAGCAGAGCAATGACACCGTCTTGACGATACCACGGCTCTTTTCCTGAGGAATGATAATTTGGCATGATTGATCAGGTCCTTTCTTTATGGAATTTGGTTATGCCGTCTTAATCATACCACATTTTCATAGATTTCTCAATGATTCGACAAAGACTGTAATCGAATTGTTACCGGTTTGTCGAATCCTGTCGAATGGGAGTATAGAAAACCGCTCTGTGGCTTGTCCGTCACAGGGCGTTTTTCTATATTTCCGGAAACATAGAATTGGTTAGTCGTCAATCACATCGGCTGTCCCCAGCACACGACCGATGCAGCGGTTTTCTGTCCCTTGCAGGGGGATGGGATCATAGCTGCTGTTGTGGGAGATCAGGCAGCCGTTGCCCAGTTCCTTGATGTAGCCGCAGCCGTCCACCCAGAACACGCCGATCTCACCGACTTCCACGCAGGGAGTCTGCTGTACGCAGACGGTTTCACCGTCGTGGAACGTGGTTTCCATACTGTCACCCTCGATCTCCAGCAGGAAATCTGCCTTGCGGCTGTCGTCCGTATCCTTAACGGTGACGGTTTCCCATGCGTCAGAATCGTTCAGATCATAGCCGGTTCCGGCGGACACCTTATGCAGACTGCGTTTCATGACAAGCAGCTTCTGCGGAGCAGTGCCGTTCTTTCGCTGTAATGCCTTTGCAGTGGCGTCATTGATGAACCGCACCACTGCCTGCCGTGCCTCGTGGGGCAGCTCCATGTACTTTCGGAGCAGTTCCTCTTCCAGTGCGGAAAAAGACTTCTCCGTGAACAGTCGCTCCAACGCATCTGTCGGCGGCTGGGCGGTCGGTCTGCCGAGGAGGTAGTCGGTGGTGACGCCGAAAAGATTTGCCAGTGCGACAATGGTGTCGCCGTTCGGCTCTCGGAGACCTTGTTCATAGTTCTTATATGTATTTGGGCTGATATTTAGTGCAGTTGACACGTCTTTTTGTGTCATTCCTGTACTTTTTCTTGCAGATTTTAAGTTGTCAACATTCATTTTTTCACCTCCGTTCTGCCATTTACATTGTACCACAAAACGAATACCTTGTCAATACATATTTTCTCAAAAAACGCTCTGTTTGTGGTATTTGCACAAATTAAAGCGGTTCTATTTGTGGCTTTTTTTCTCAAAAATGGGATTGACAATCGGTTCGGAATGTGGTATCATAGAATTACAGCAGGAACACAAAATGAACCTGCTTGACGAAAAATTTGTATCTCCCCTTAGGGGAAAATCAGACGAAAGGAGAGAACCCATGATAATCTTGTGCATCCTGCTTGCCGTTCTCGGTGGTGTGGTTGTGTATGCGAGTGAAAGAGAAAACAACATTTTTTTCAACGTCTGTATACGACTTGCAGGAACTTTCCTGCTTGTGATCGGCATCCAACTTATGCTGCATGTCTAATTGTAAAAAGGAGAATCACCATGAAAAAAATCATAGTTACCTACACCATGACCATGAATGCTGGTAACGGAAAGGTCATCGAAGCTTATGCGACATTATCGGTTAGCGATAAGATAGCTGAAATGTTGTCAGATTCGTCCACAACTGCAAGAGTTAAAGTACAATTTGCGGTTGATTGGCTTGCCATATTACAAGGCGGCGTCTTGATAGAAATTAAAGAAATCAAGTTGCCGGAATTAAAAGGTGCGTTGATCGAACCGGCAGAGGAGGTATAATCATGAAAAAAGATTATCAAGTGTTTTATGTGATAAAGCGGGGCGGCAGAGAGTATCTGCACCACATGTTTGTTATGGCGAACAACCAGCGGGAAGCGATTAAACAGTGCAAGGCTGTGGTGTTTGAAAAAACCGGTCGCAACGCATTTCGACCGACAACAAAAGCACCGGGCGAGCATGAGCTGAAAAGGTTTGCCAACGCCAGCGAATGCTGATTTTCTCAGCCGCCCGCTGGTGCGGCTCTAAAAAATCACCAGTCCAGCCCTACAGGGCAGAAAATACGGGAGGTGAAAAACAGTGAAAACCGATGAAAAAAGCACTCTGTATCTGTGTGATCCACAGAAAAATACAGAGTGCCAAAAAGGAATTTGTCAGATGCCGAATGGCTGCTTCCTTACCACAAAGAAAGAATTTGCAGCGACCGATGAGAATGAAAATCCTATAATTGCGACTGAATCACCTCAAAAGCAACCTTCCCGGCAATAGATGCCAACGAACGAAGTGATGAACAGCCTAATTCTTTTGCAATTGATTTTGTTTTATTCCAAATGTTGTTGTTCCTGACATTATCAAGGAATTGATGCCCATCGTAAGTTAAGCTGGAATAGGTGCACGCATAAATGCCTCCATCTGCATTCATGATGCTTGCATTTATCAAATCGCCTTCTTTCGCTTTCAAAGTGATGTATGCAATCATGTTTTTTGGAAATTTCGGCAATGCCTCTGCCATAGCGTCCAGTGTCATGTATTGATAGTGCAGATCATTATCAAGATTTTCAAAATCCTCTAGCTTTAACAGCAATGAGCGTAAGCAGTCATAGTCTAACTTCATATTATTCACCCCCTTCCCGTGTTCCCATTATACCACATCGGAGCAAGGAATACAATGCACCGTCCTGAGCATGACGCAAAACCGCTTACCAACATCTTCAATCTTCAATCGCCATTGTGGCGAATACCTCCTTTCTTATCCATGCGGCAGTACTGGCAATACTGCCGCAGATGGGGCGACGAGTATCAGCTGGGTGCAACTCCCGGACGCTCCGCAATTCCGCAAAGCGAGGTGAATCATATGAACAATACCGTGACGAAACAGGTGGACAGGACGGACAGAGAGCAGTATCTGGAAGCCTGCCGGAGCTATGCGGCGGCAACGTCGCCCATGGACGGTCTGGCACTGGCACAGCTGGCGATCGCTGCGATCTTCGCCGGAATGCAGATCGGCGAGCAGAACGCTGCACGCACACAGAAAGGAGCATAACATGGCGAAAACCAACCTGAAAGAGATGCCGGTGGAAGTTCGTTCTTCCGGCAAAGAACCGCAGAACGACTTCTTCGCAGCATTTCTGGAGTATGTGAAGCAGCACGCCGATGAAGCGATCGCTGCGGTAGAGGCACAGAAAAATGCCGCAAAGTAAATCAAGAACGTGAAAGGAAGTATCATCATGGAAGAAAAGAAGAAACACATTGAGATCCACATCGACATCGACAAGGCAGCAGATCAGCTGAATGTGCATATCGTCGCAGAAAAAACGACCGTCAGCGAGCTGTTTGCGTGCTGCCTCAGCACCGTAAGCAGTGCCGCATCAATTATCGCCAATGCCACCAATGAGGACGAACAGAAGGTACTGCGTGACATCGCCGCCATGGTTTCGGCAATGGCAGACGAAGCACTGGACAAGGAGGACAACCTGAATGCTGCAATCCGAATTTGACCGCCTGACCAGCCGCCCGTACACAGAGGCGGAGTTTTCCGAGATTCACTACGTCTACTGCTACCACCCGGCAGTCCAGAGCAAGAAGGACATCGCAGACCTGTGGACCATCGGCGGCATCTGCCTTATCAAGGACATGTGGCCAACTGCCAGACGTGTGGAGGAAGCAGAACACAAGCGGAACGCCGCCAGAACGGCATACGAGCACGCCAGAGATGCGTATGACGAGCTGCTGCAGGAGCTGACGAAGTAACACGAGGAGGACTGACACATGACCATCAAACACAAGCACATCAACACCAACGGCGACACAGAGTACACCGTGGAGCATCGCCCGTCGCTGCAGTGCTGCGAGGCGTATAAGAACGAGCACGGCGATCTGGAGCTGACAATGCACTGGCAGGACGTGCTGTTTCTGCCGATCGGAGGCAACCATGGCAAGACCAACCACTGAGAAGATCTGCATCACGTGCGGCAAGCCGTTTCTGCCCAACGGCGGACGGCAAAAGCGGTGTCCGGACTGCAAAGGCAACAAGCCCAGAGCAGGACGGGATACGCTGACCGCAGCTGCACAGGCAGCCGCAGAACTGGGGATTTCCTACGGGAAGTATGTCGCAATGAGCGAAGAAGAACGTAACAGAGCCAGGGAGGAAAAGACAATGGCAGAACAGGAAAAGCAGACCGCAGAAGTGACCGCAGAGCCGGAGCAGCCGGACACACTACAGGAGTACATCCGCTATCTGAATCAGCAGGAAACGGAGCTGACCGCCCGTCTGGAGCATATCCGCATCGCACTGGAAGAAGCTGCGGCGTATGACGGTGTGCGGCACAGCGGCTGGCGGCAGCACAAAGAAAACCCCCGCACCGGCGGCAACCGGTAACGGGGGCATGGAAAAAAATTAACCACAACTATCATATCACACTTAGGAGGAAATGTCAAATGGAAACGAAACTGAAAGACAGCGAGATCGTTGCTGAACTGATCGAGAGCGTCCGGCACGACATGGAGATGCCGAAAGAAATCTGGAATCGGGGAATGGGACTGCTGCAAAAGTTCCAGCAGCTCGAACGGGACGAGGAAGCTGCACAGGACAAAGCAGCATTCGAGGAGGCGTGCCGCCGTGGATAACCAGAACGAGAAAGACCGCTGCGTCAACTGCGGCATCAGGAGCGTGCCCTTGTACTTAGGACTGGACGGCAGATTGCACTGTGCCGATCACATCGGCCTGCTGCTGCCGCCGGACAAGCCGGAACAGCCGGCAGAGGAGGAACATCATGGATAAACTGAGAATGCAGAAGAAAGAGCCTGCCGGCAGGAAGAACGGTGAACGGCGTCTGTTCAGCAGCGTGAACCTGCGGATGGAGCACATTGCACTGGTGGAGGAGATCGCACTGGAAACCGGACGCACCAAGACACAGGTGCTGGGGGATATGGTCCAGTTCGCCTACGACCACATCGAGTTGTACGAGGAGGGAGAAGCATGAGCGTGAAGATCAACAGTCTGGAAATCGAAAACGTCAAGCGGATCAAGGCGGTAAAGCTGGAACCGTCCGCCAATGGTCTGACCATCATCGGCGGCAACAACAATCAGGGGAAAACCTCTGTGCTGGATGCCATTGCGTGGGCACTGGGCGGCGACAAGTACAAGCCTACCGCTGCGGCAAGGGACGGAGCATACACCGATCCCATTCTCCATGTGGAGCTGTCCAACGGTCTGATCGTAGAGCGGAAGGGCAAGAACAGCAGTCTGAAAGTCATCGATCCCAACGGCAACAAGGCAGGGCAGCAGCTGCTGAATTCGTTTCTGTCTGCACTGGCACTGGATCTGCCCAAGTTCATGAACGCATCGGACAAGGAAAAAGCGGCGATCCTGCTGCAGATCATCGGCGTGGGTGAGCAGCTGACACAGATCGAATCCGAGGAAAGCCGGTTGTACAACCAGCGTACCGCCATCGGCAGAATCGCCGACCAGAAGCAGAAGTACGCCTCAGAGCTGCAGTGCTGGGAGAACGTGCCGAACACGCCGGTTTCCGCATCGGAGCTGATCGCACGGCAGCAGGAGATTCTAGCACGCAACGGCGAGAACCAGCGGAAACGGGAAAACGCTGCCCGGTATGCACAGGAACTCACCGCCGCACAGGCTGCCTATGACGCTGCCAAACAGCGTCTGGAACTGGCAGAGCAGAACGCTGTGACTGCCCAGATGTCCGCACGGGATCTGCAGGACGAATCCACCGCCGAACTGGAAAAGAGCATTGCGGAGATCGACGCCATCAACATGAAGATCCGGGACAATCTGAACAAGGAACACGCCGAGGAAGAGGCAAAGACCTACCGGCAGGACTACGAGGCACTGACGGAGCAGATCCACACACTGCGGCAGGAGAAACAGGACTTGCTGCACGCCGCCGACCTGCCGCTGGAAGGGCTGACGGTGGAAAACGGAACACTACAGTACCACGGCAAGCAGTGGGACAGCATGAGCGGCTCAGAGCAGCTGCGAGTGGCGCCTGCCATTGTGCGAAAGCTGAATCCGGACTGCGGCTTTGTGCTGCTGGACAAGCTGGAACAGATGGACAGCGTCACCCTGCAGGAGTTCGGGCAGTGGCTGGAACAGGAGGGCTTGCAGGCGATCGCCACCCGTGTGTCTACCGGGGACGAGTGCAGTGTCATCATTGAGGACGGCTATTCTGTGGACACCCGTCCGGCACAGCCGGTGCAGACCGAGCCGCTGACACCGCCGATCATTCAAAAAGCATGGACGAAAGGAGCGTTCTAAATGGATAAACCGACTCGTTGCATAGATCCCGTCATGAAGTATTGTCAAGGGTGTCAGTATGGCTGGATTAAATATCCGGAATGGGTTGAAACGTACGACGACTTGTGCGACTGTAGCTTTGAAAGCGGATGTATGTACGGCTTAGAAAATGATGAACCTACCGAAGAAGAACTCAGAGAATTTGAAGAACGGTGCACGAAAGTGAGGAAAAAGCAACATGAATTTTGAAGAAACAAACGGCATTCAGACCGGTGCCGGCGTGAAACTGGTCATCTACGGACAGGAGGGCGTGGGAAAGACCTCTCTGGCGGCACAGCTGCCGGGAGCGGTATTTCTGGACTGCGAGGGCAGTACCTCAAAGATGAACGTCCGGCGGCTGCCAAAGCCCACCAGCTGGGAGATGCTCCAGCAGGAAGTGGACTTCGTGCTGGAATCCCACGCACAGCGGCAGTATCAGACCTTGTGCATCGACACCTTCGACTGGGCGGAACGCCTTGCCATTACCCAGCTGTGCAGCAAGCATCAGGTCAACGGCATCGAGGGGTTTGACTACGGCAAGGGCTGGGAATACGAAGCGGAGGAGATCGGGCGGTTTCTGGATAAAACGGAACGGCTCATTCAGGCAGGAATCAACGTGGCACTGCTCTGTCATGCCATCACCCGAAAAACGTCCCTGCCGGAGATCAATTCGGATTTTGACCACTGGGAACTGAAACTGGGGAACAAGACCACCAACAAGATCGCACCGCTGCTGAAAGAGTGGTCAGACATCACCCTGTTTCTGGCGTTCCAGACCCACGTCATCGCCACCGACGACAAGGGCAAAAAGCACAAGGCGACTGCCTGCAACCGTGTGATGTACACCACGAAAACGGCGTGGTGGGATGCGAAAAACCGGTTCGGGCTGCCGGAAATGCTGCCCCTGGAATATGCGTCCATTGCGTCCGTCTTCGCTGCACCAGCTGCCGCACCTGTTCCGAAAGCACAGCAGGTCATAGAAAAGGCACAGGCTGCCGGACTGCCCACGGAAAAGGATCTGGCGGAATCGGAGCTGCTGATTACCGCAGACGGGCAGCTGCCAGAGCCCCCGCAGACCGCCGAAGATGTCCAGACCCAGCACATTCTGGACGGCATCGCACCCCAGCTGGCACAGCTTATGGCAGCCGCACAGGTGCAGCCGTCGGAACTGCAGGCAGTGGTAGGCAGCAAGGGCTATTTTCCGGCAGATATGCCCGTGCAGAACTATCCGCAGGACTTCGTGGAGGGCTGGTGCATTCCGTGGTGGCAGAATATCCTGGAAATGATTCAGCAGAACCGGAAATAACCGCAAAAAAACACAACCTCAGAAAGGCAGGTCAAACATGAACGAATACAACACAACCGCAAATCCCCAGGGACACGAACTGGGCTGGGACGATGAGATCCAGCAGGAGAGCAGCTTCATTCTGCTGCCGGATGGCGACTACCGCTTTACCGTGGAGAAATTCGACCGTGCCAGACACGCCGGCTCGCCAAAAGTTCCGCCTTGTAACAAGGCGATCGTCCACTTTCGGGTGTTCAGTCCTGACGGCAGCAGCGTTCTCGTGCAGGAGAGCCTGTTCCTGCACACGAAAATGGAATGGAAGCTGTCCGAGTTTTTCGCCAGCATCGGCATGAAACAGAAGGGGCAGGCGGCACAGATGAACTGGTCACAGGTGTGCGGCAAGTCCGGCGTGTGCCATGTGAAAATCCGCACCTATGACAAAAAGGACGGCAGCGGAACCGGACAGGCAAACCGGATCGACAAACTGTACCCGTCCTACGATCAGCCCCAGATCACCCAGAATGCCCCACAGCAGCCCTACACCGCACCCCAGTCCTCGTATTCACAGAACAACGCACAGCCGTGGCAGCAGCCCCAGAACGCCCCTCAGGGCGGCTGGAACAGGGGACAGTTTTAAGGAGTGAAACCCCTCAGTCACCTACGGTGACAGCTCCCCTGTTAGGGGAGCCAGTATGGAAAGGAGTACGATCATCATGCAAATGCGACCTTATCAGCAGGCGGCGAGAGAAGCCGTGCACCGGGAGTGGGACGAGGGCAGAAACCGGACGCTGCTGGTGCTGCCAACCGGGTGCGGCAAGACCATTGTCTTTGCCAAGATCACCGAGGACGAAGTCCGCAGCGGCAGCCGGGTGCTGATCCTGGCACACCGGGGCGAACTGCTCCAGCAGGCGGCGGACAAGCTGGAACGCACCAGCGGTCTGAAATGTGCCGTGGAAAAGGCAGAGCAGACCTGTCTGGGAGAGTGGTATCGTGTCACGGTGGGCAGCGTTCAGACCCTCATGCGGCAGAAACGCCTTGCCCAGTTCCCGCCGGACTATTTTCAGACCATTATCATCGACGAGGCACACCACGCTATTTCCGGCAGCTATCAGGTGATACTGGATTACTTTTCCGATGCCCATGTGCTGGGCGTGACGGCAACGCCCGACCGGGGCGACAAGCAGAATCTGGGCAAGGTGTTCGACAGTCTGGCGTATGAATACACATTGCCGCAAGCCATTCACGAGGGATACTTAACACCGATCCGGGCATTGACTGTGCCGGTGCAGATCGATTTCACCCATGTGGGGACGGCTGCCGGAGATTACAAGCCGGGGGACATTGCCACGGCGTTAGACCCCTATCTCGACCAGATCGCTGCCGAAATGGCAAAGCACTGTGCCGACCGCAAGACGGTGGTGTTCCTGCCGCTGGTCAAAACGTCTCAGAAATTCCGAGACATTCTCTGCCGGCACGGATTCCGGGCGGCAGAGGTCAACGGCGAATCCGACGACCGGGAACAGGTCTTACAGGACTTTTCCGATGGCAAATACAACGTGCTGTGCAACAGTATGCTGCTCACCGAGGGCTGGGACTGTCCGGAGGTAGACTGCGTGGTGGTGCTGCGTTCGACCAAGGTCCGTGCCCTGTACTGCCAGATGGTGGGACGTGGCACACGTCTGGCAGAGGGGAAAGACCACCTTCTGCTGCTGGATTTCCTGTGGAACACGGAAAAGCACGAGCTGTGCCGTCCGGCGTGCCTTATCTGCGAGGACGAAGAAGTGCAGCAGAAAATGACGCAGCAGCTGGAGCAGCAGCCCGGCGTGCCGGTGGACATCGAGGAAGCTAAAAATAAAGCATCTGAGGACGTGGTGGCAGACCGGGAATCCAAGCTGGCGGGACAGCTGGAATCCATGAAAAAGCGGAAGTCCAAGCTGGTAGATCCCCTGCAGTACGAGATGTCGATCCAGTCCCAGGATCTGACCGGCTATGTACCGGCATTCGGGTGGGAATCCAGTCCGCCGACGGACAAGCAGAAGAAAGACCTGGAGAAACGGGGCATCAACCCGGATGCGGTGGAGAGTGCCGGCAAGGCGGAACGGATTCTCCGCACAGTGGCACAGCGGCAGATCAGCGGACTGGCTACCCCGAAGCAAATACGCTGTCTGGAAAAGTACGGCTTTCTGCACGTCGGTGGCTGGTCGTTTGATGCGGCAAAGAATCTCATCAACCGCATTGCCGCAAACGGCTGGCGTGTGCCGCGGTCGATCACGGCGGCGGAGTATGTGCCGGAGGTGCATGGATAAATGGATTACAAAGACGACAACTTAGACGAACTGCTGGACTACATCGACCCGGCAGCCCTGACCTATCAGGAGTGGTGCGGTGTGGGCATGGCACTGAAAGATTCCGGCTATGACTGTTCCCTCTGGGACAGCTGGTCACAGCGTGACACTGCCCGGTATCACAGCGGCGAGTGCGAAAAGAAATGGCGGTCTTTCGCCGGCTCAGAGCACCCCGTCACTGCCGGCACCATCGTACACATGGCACTGGAAAACGGCTACCGTCCCCAGAGTGCCCCGAAAGAATCCAGAGCCCTCAGCTGGGACGATTACATCGGGGAGGACTATGCCATTACAGGCCCGTGCCAGACACAGGCACTTCCGGTAAAGCCGCTGTTTGCACAGTGGAATCCAGTGAAAGAGATCAGTACATATCTCAGCACTTTGTTTCAGGCAGAGGAGAACGTGGGCTATGTGGTACACAGTTGGAAAAATCAAGACGGAAAGTATCTTCCAGATGCCGGCTGCTGTGACCGGACTGCCGGAAAACTGCTGGAAGATCTGACGTATTGCGAAAATGATCTTGGTGCAGTTTTTGGCGACTACGATCCGAGTATCGGAGCATGGATCCGATTCAATCCATTAGATGGAAAAGGCGGTAAAAATGAAAATGTCACAGATTTTCGTTATGCTCTGGTAGAATCTGACGGAATCCCGATTGAACAGCAAAACGGAATTATGCGTGATCTGCAATTGCCCATTGCCTGCCTTGTCTACAGCGGCGGAAAAAGCCTGCACGCAATTGTGCGAGTGGAAGCCGGCAACGCAAAAGAATATCGGGAACGAGTGGCATTTCTGTATCAGATCTGCGACAAGAACGGCTTGCAAGTTGACCGTGCTTGTAAGAATCCTTCACGGCTCTCCCGAATGCCCGGCGTTGTGCGTGGAGAAAAGAAACAGTATTTGGTTGCGGTAAATATCGGAATGAGCAGCTGGGACGAGTGGAAGGACTACATCGACAGCGTCACCGATGATCTGCCGGAGTTTGAGAGCATGGCGGAGGCGTGGGAGCATATGCCGGAGCTGTCGCCGCCTCTGATCGAGAACGTGCTGCGGCAGGGACACAAGATGCTCATTGCCGGACCGTCCAAAGCCGGAAAGTCCTACGCCCTCATTGAGATGTCCATTGCCATTGCCGAGGGGCGGCGATGGTTGGGCTGGCAGTGTGCCAAGGGGCGTGTGCTGTACGTCAATCTGGAACTGGATCGGGCGAGCTGCCTGCACCGGTTCCGGGACGTGTATCAGGCAATGAAACTGCCGGCGGCGAATCTCCGTAGCATTGACATCTGGAATCTCCGCGGCGTGACAGAACCCATGGACAGGCTTGCCCCGAAGCTTATCCGGCGAGCCAAGAAAAAGCAGTATATCGCCGTCATCATCGACCCCATTTACAAGGTCATCACCGGCGACGAGAACAGTGCCGACCAGATGGCACATTTCTGCAACCAGTTTGACAAGGTGTGCACCCAGCTGGGCTGTGCGGTGATCTACTGCCACCACCACAGCAAGGGGGCACAGGGTGGCAAGCGGAGCATGGACCGTGCCTCCGGCAGCGGCGTGTTTGCCCGTGATCCGGACGCACTCATTGATATGACAGAGCTGGAACTGACGGATGAGATCCTCAAACAGGAGACCAATTCTGCCATCTGTGAAGCCTGCATCGAAAAGCTGCGGCAGCACGCTCCGGCAGTGCTGGCAGATGCCGCACCGGACGAGCTGCTCAGCCATGTGGAATCTCTGAAGCTGTGCCGGGACAATCTGCCGCCGGCGGTGTACGAGGGCTTTCTCGGCGAGATCGAGGCGGTCAAGCGAACAGTGCGGCAGCGAACCGCGTGGCGGCTGGACGGCACGCTCCGGGAGTTCCCGAAGTTCGAGCCGAAGAACCTGTGGTTCCGGTATCCGATCCATGTGGAGGACAATGTGGGCGTGCTGAAAGACCTGCAGGCAGAGAGCGAGATGCCGCCGCATCAGCGTGGGAACAAGAAACGTGGAGAGAAAACCAGGGAGACCTATGCAGCACAGAAAGCCGATAAGAAGGCAGCTCTGCTCAATGCGTTTCACGCCTGCAATATGGACGGGGCGGTGACAGTAGATGACATGGCAGAATACCTTGGAATCAGCCGCCGCACAGTCGAAAGACGAGTCAAGGAACATGATGAATTGACACTGGAAAATGGCAATATCAAGCTTGCTGAAAAAGGAAAATAATGGAACGGCAAAAATTGCGACAACAGTGTATATATAAATATATACTTGTCGCTGTCGCAACATTGACGTCAATGACAACAAGTAACAAGAGTGCGAATGCACGGCACTCTTGTAACACTTGTCGTCTGACATTGACAAAAGCGAACCCGAAAAAACCAGAAATGGAGGTACGAACATGACAACATTTTTCCTGCCCATGCTGCCGCCGACCAGTACGCACCAGCAGGTGGGACATACCATCGACAAGCAGGGACGGCACCGGTTCTACCAGCGTGGAAACGGTGAGGCAGAGGCAAAGCTGACTGCCCATCTCATGAAGCACATTCCGGAGCAGCCGTACAGCGGTGCGATTCGGGTGGTGGTGAAGTGGTGCTATCCCAGAAAGGCAAAGCACCAAAGCGGCGAACCCTATACCAACAAGCCGGATGTGGACAACCTGTGCAAGGCACTGTTCGACATCATGACCCGGCTGCACTATTGGAACGATGACAAGCAGATCTACAGTGCAGTGGTGGAGAAGTTCTGGGCAGATGTGCCGGGGGTGTTTGTGAAGATCGAGGAGGCAGAGGAACATGAGTGAGATCAAATTGAAAAACTGTCCGTTTTGTGGCGGCGAGGCGGAAATGGGATTCCGTGACGCTAGTGCTTTTGTGATGTGTACAAAATGCCTTGCAAGAAGCAGAACGGTTGTGGCGTGTGTTGACTATACTGCGAGAGAAGTTGCTGCTGATGAATGGAATCAGCGGGCAAACCAGCCACCAAAAGCCCACTGGACACGAGAAGATGTCACGAGTTACGACGGTGAAACGATCAAGAATGGGGCTGCTGTCTGTGGTAGATGCAAAAAGGCGTTTTTTATGCCGACGGACACGTTTGATTATTGCCCGAACTGCGGAGCAAGAATGGACTTGATTGAAACAGATGATGACCTTTTACGGTTGATTCAGAAAAAAACGGAGGGAGAGAAATGAGTGAGGTTAAAAGCTGCCCGTTTCGCAAAAGCGGAACGTATATCAGCATCGATGATTACCGCAAGAAAAACGGTTGCTTAGGCTGCGATCTGGAATCAACTGAGTGCTGTGCGGACTGCATTGTGCCGGAGACCTGGGAGGCAGATGTAGCACCTGTGATACACGCACATTGGATTGAGAAATGCAGTAAGGTATATTGCTCTGCGTGCAGAAAAAGCAATAAGGCGTATCGGTCACCGTACTGTCCACATTGTGGTGCGAGAATGCACGAGGAGGCACAGCCATGACCACCAAACCCTGCGAAACCTGCGGCAAGCTGCTGATCGGCGTGAAAGGCGACCGGAGATTCTGCAACGCCTGTGCCATACGCCGGCGGAAAGCATATCAGAAACAGTATCGGGAGAACCGGAAGAAACGCTAACGCCCGCCGAGCGCAAGCCTAACGCACGCGAGCGTAAAACGAGCATAACCGAGCATGAAACCCAAAAGGAGTGGATTTACATGGAAAACAAGCAAATCAAGAAAGCCACGCTCTGCTGGCGGTGCAGGCACGCCGTACCCAGTGCGTCAACCGGATGCAGCTGGTCACGCCGCTTTGTACCAGTCGAGGGCTGGACTGCGGAAAAGCACCAGCAGAAACAGAACGGCAGCGTTTACGAAACCTACTGTGTGATAAGCTGCCCGCTGTTCCAGAAGGACGGCGGGAACAGTGCTGACAGCTGTAAGGACAACACCGGCTGCGTCCGCATCGCAGAGCATATCCTGCGAGGGCAGATGAACCGGTACCGCACTGCACTGGAACGCTATGCCAGAACCCGGAGCGACAACGATCTGGCACAGTTCCAGTCGATTGAGCGTGACCTGCTCACGCCGTACTATGCGGCACTGACGCTGCACAGCATTGACCTGCGGGAGGTGTGCAATGAACTGCGGCAGAAGGCAGGGCTGCCGGAACTGGAGGAGATGCAATGACCATCGAAGAAAAGATCACACGCTATCGTGGTATCCCCAAGCTGGTAAAAGATCTCCAGATCGACAAAGAAATCTGCACGTCTGTAAAGTCGGTGCAGTTCGACAGCATCGGTGAGGCAAAGGGAACCCACGGGAACAGCACAGAGAAAAAGCTGATCGATGCCGCAGAGATCAGCGAGAAGATCGCCGCACTCCAGCAGGAGCGTGACCGGCTGGAGCTGAGCATCATGCAGCATATCAACACAACACTCTGCGGCAGCGATGAAGAAACCGTAGATATGCGGATTGCACTGAAAAAGTACTTGCTGCAAGGTCTGTCCCTGAAACAGATCGCAACACGGCATCTGCATCGGGACTATAAGAAAACCAAAGAATTGTACAGCACCGGATTCGAAAAGATAAAAAACACCCCGCCGCTAACCGAAACTAACCGAGAATAACCGCCAAACCACTTGCAGTAATCCGCTTTCCATGCTATACTTATACTGACGAAAAAAGCAAAACGTCGTGAGGATTTCCTTGCGGCGTTTTTTGTATGCCGTTGAAAGGAGCGTGATCCGATGCCATATAAACAGCGTACCCAGTGCCGCCACCCCGACTGTCCGGTGCTGATCCCGGTGGGCAGCAAGTACTGCGACGCTCACCGGCGGCAGCACAAGGAAACTGTGCGGAGTGCGGCGAGCAGAGGCTACACCAGCCGGTGGCAGCGGATCAGCAGACAGTATCTGCGGCAGCATCCCCTGTGTGTCCGGTGCGGCAGACCGGCACAGGTGGTAGACCACATCGTCCCCCACAGAGGCAGAGAGCAGCTGTTCTGGGACGAGAGCAACTGGCAGGCATTGTGCAAGGCTTGCCACGACAGGAAAACCGGCGAGGAGGACAGCCGCCCGACCTATGAGTATTAGGGGGAGGGGGTATCAAAATCTCTCCAAGGCAGGCTATGAAAAGACCGGCGCCCAACTCCGTGTGAGAGTTCGCAAAATGAAAAGAGGGGGGTATCCGGCGGAAAACGGCAGGAGGTGACACGAAATGGCAGGAAGAAAACCGAAACCCACGAGCTTGAAGGTGCTGGAGGGCAATCCGGGCAAGCGGCAGCTGAACCCCAACGAGCCGAAACCGGACGCATCTGTCCCGAAGTGTCCGGCGTGGCTGAGCAAGGAGGCAAAGCGTGAGTGGAAACGGCTTGTGCCGTTTCTGGAGCAAGCCGGACTGCTCACACAGGTGGATCGTGCCGCTTTCGCCGGCTATTGCCAGTCCTATGCCGACTGGGTGGATGCCAAGGCACACATTGCCGCAGAGGGCAGCACCTTTGAAACGCCCAACGGCTACCAGCAGCAGACCCCGTGGGTGTCCATTGCACAGGCAAGTCTGAAAACCATGCTGAAATTCTGCACGGAATTTGGTCTGACACCGTCCAGCCGCAGCCGGATTGTGGCGGCGAATGCACCGGAATCTGAGGCGGACGACATGGAAATGCTGCTGGGCGGTGACGGATGATGGGGAAAAGCGACCTGCGTCCGGCAGAATTTCCCCGTCTGGAGCACTACGAGCCGTCCGGATTCATGCTCCCCACGTCCCATTATGATGCCAAAAAGGCAGACCGGGCTGTGGCATTTATTGAAAATCTCCGGCACACCAAGGGAAAATGGGCAGGCAAGCGGTTCTGGCTGCTGCCGTGGCAGGAGCAGATCATCCGGGACGTGTTCGGCATCGTCAAAGAAAACGGCAAACGGCAGTTCCTCACGGCGTATGTGGAGATCCCCAAGAAAAACGGCAAGTCTGAACTGGCGGCAGCGGTCGCCCTGTACCTGCTGTACGGGGACAACGAACCGTCCGCCGAGGTGTACGGCTGTGCCGCAGACCGGCAGCAGGCGTCTATCGTCTATGACGTGGCAAAGCAGATGATCGCACAGTCGCCGGCACTGGAAAAGCGGTCGAAGGTCATAGATTCCGTCAAGCGTGTGGTGAACTACAGCAATGCCGGATTCTATCAGGTGCTGTCCGCAGAAGTCGGCACCAAGCACGGGCTGAATGTGTCCGGTCTGGTGTTTGACGAGCTGCACGCACAGCCGAACCGGAAGCTCTGGGACGTTATGACCAAGGGCTCCGGCGACGCCAGAGAGCAGCCGCTGTTCTTTGCCATCACCACCGCCGGAAACGACCGGAACAGCGTGTGCTGGGAGCAGCACCAGCTGGCGATGGACATTCTCAAAGGCAGAAAGGCAGACCCCACCTACTATCCGGTGGTCTACGGCTTGTCCGATGAAGAGGACTGGAACGAGGAGGAGAACTGGTACAAGGCAAATCCCTCGCTGGGGTACACCATCCAGATCGACCGTGTCCGGAATCTGTACCGGCAGGCACTGGACAATCCGGCGGACGAGAACAACTTCAAGCAGCTGCGGCTGAATATGTGGGTGTCCTCCACCGTGGGCTGGATTCCGGAGCACGTCTGGGACTGGGGCAGCAAGCCCGTTGACACGGCGGCTCTGGAGGGCAGAACGTGCTACGCCGGACTGGACCTGTCCTCCACCACGGACATCACCGCATTTGTGCTGGTGTTTCCGCCGGAGAGCCAGGACGCACCCTACATCGTGCTGCCCTACTTCTGGCTGCCGGAGGATACGCTGGACTTGCGTGTCCGGCGTGACCACGTCATGTACGATGTCTGGGAAAAGCAAGGGTACATCTGCACCACAGAGGGCAACGTGGTACACTACGGCTTTATTGAGCAGTTCATTGACGATCTGGGGCGGAAATTTCACATCAAGGAGATCGCCTTTGACCGCTGGGGTGCAGTGCAAATGGCACAGGACTTAGAGGACATGGGCTTTACCATGGTGCAGTTCGGACAGGGCTTTCGTGACATGAGTCCGCCGTCCAAGGAGCTGATGCGGCTGCTGCTGGAAAAGCGTATCCGGCACGGCGGCAATCCGGTGCTGCGGTGGATGTCGGGGAATGCGGTGGTCAGGCGTGATCCGGCCGGCAACATCAAGCCGGACAAGGAAAAGTCCACGGAGAAAATTGACGGGATCGTGGCACTGGTCATGGCTCTGGATCGCTGCATCCGGCACAAGGACGACACCCAGGGCAGCGTGTACGACGAAAGAGAACTTCTGATTTTTTGAGGTGATGACACATGGGAATTTTCACAGGGCTGTTCCGGTCACGGGACAAGCCGAAGAACTACTATCACAGCCCGTCCTACGCCTACTGGTTCGGGCGGTCGAAAAGCGGTGCAGAGGTCAATCCCTTTACGGCGATGCAGCAGTCGGCGGTGTACGCCTGCATCAAGGTGCTGGCGGAATCCGTGGCACAGTTGCCCCTGCATCTGTACGAGCGGACGGAACACGGCAAAGAGCCGGCAGTGCAGCATCCGCTGTACAAGGTGCTGCATGACCAGCCCAATCCGGAAATGACCTCGTACACGTTCCGGGAGGTGCTGATGACGCACCTGCTCATTTACGGCAACGCCTACGCCCAGATCTTACGCAACGGGCGTGGCGAGGTGCTGGGGCTGTATCCGCTGGCGGCGAACCGTGTCCGGGTGGAACGGGAGGACAGCGGCGAGCTGGTCTATCTCTACCGCCGCTATGATGATGCGAACCCCAATTTCAGGGAACAGGGCGAGATCCGGCTGTATGACTTTGACGTGCTGCATATCCCCGGCATGGGGTTCGACGGGCTGGTGGGATATTCACCCATTGCTCTGGCACGGAACGCCATCGGTCTGGCTCTGGACTGCGACCAGTACGGCTCCAGCTTCTTTGCCAACGGGGCAGCACCCAGCGGCGTGCTGAAACATCCGGGCGTGCTGAAAGATCCTCAGAAGGTGCGTGACGCATGGGAAAAGGCTTACGGCGGAGCAGGGAACTCCCACAAGACCGCTGTGCTGGAAGAGGGCATGGACTACCAGCCCATTTCCATGACACCCCAGGATTCGCAGTTTCTGGAGACACGAAAGTTCCAGATCGAGGAGATCGCCCGGCTGTACCGGGTGCCGCTGCACATGATCGGCGATCTGGATCACGCCACGTTTTCCAACATCGAGCAGCAGTCCCTGGAGTTTGTGCAGTTTACGCTGATGCCGTGGCTGACCCGGTGGGAGCAGGAAATTCAGCGTTCCCTGCTCCTGCCCCAGGAGGAACGGCGGTATTTCGCAAAGTTCAATGTAGACGGCATGCTCCGGGGCGACTATAACAGCCGGATGCAGGGCTATGCCACTGCACGGCAGAACGGCTGGATGTCTGCCAACGACATCCGGGAGCGTGAGGACGAGAACCGCATTCCGGCAGAGGAAGGCGGCGACCTGTATCTGGTGAACGGCAGCTTTACCAAGCTGCAAGATGCCGGAGCATTTGCAAACGGAGGTGAAAGCAAATGAAGAAGTTTTGGAACTGGCTGCGGAACGATGCAGACGGCGAAAGCGAGCTGTATCTGGACGGTGCGATTGCCAGTGAGACCTGGTGGGGCGATGAGGTCACGCCTGCCGCATTTCAGGCGGAGCTGAAACAGCACACCGGAGATGTGACCGTCTGGATCAACTCGCCGGGCGGGGACGTGTTCGCAGCGGCACAGATCTACACCATGCTGCGGAATCACCCCGGCAAGGTCACAGTGAAGATCCACGGCATTGCCGCATCTGCTGCATCGGTGGTGGCAATGGCAGGGGACACCACGCTCATCAGTCCGGTGGGAATGCTGATGATCCACAATCCGTCCACCATGGCAGCCGGCGAGAAAAAGGACATGGAGCAGGCGATCGCTGTGCTGGAGGAAGTCAAGGAATCCATTCTGAACGCCTATGCGGCAAAGACCGGACTGTCCCGGAATCGTCTGGCGAAGATGATGGATGCGGAAACGTGGCTGAACGCCAACGAGGCAATGCGGCTGGGATTCGTGGACGGCATCCTGTTCGCGGAGGACGATCCGGACAAAAAGCCGGAGAAAGAAGAGCCGGAGGAGAATCCGGACGATCCGGACAAAAAGCCGGAGGGAGAACCGGATGAGCCGGACGAACCCGACAAGAAAGAACCCCCTGCACAGGCATATTCCCAGAAACAGACGATGCGGTCGTTTCTGGCAAAGCTGGGGCAGAGCAAAAGCGACAAAACCGTGGACGCTACACAGCTGCGTGCAAGGTTGAACCTACTGAAACCGTAAGGAGGAAAAGCGAATGACTATGACAGAAAGATTGCAGCGTCTGACAGCACTCCGGCAGGAGCGTGCTGCAAAGTGGGACACCGCCAGAACATTTCTGGATTCCAAGACCCACAACGGCAGAATGAGCGAGGCGGACGCTGCTAAGTATGAAGCCATGGAAAAGGAACTGACCGATCTGGGCAGTGATATTGCCCGTCTGGAACGTGCCAACGAAATGGAAGCTGCCATGAACGCTGCCGGCAATCCCATTCTGGGAGAGCCTCACAGCGGCAAAGCTGCCGGTACCGGCACTGCGTCCGCATCGTACAAGCAGGCGTTCTGGGATGCGATCCGGAACAAGCACTATACCGCTGCGGTGCAGAACGCATTGCAGGTGGGGACGGACACCGAAGGCGGCTATCTTGTCCCCAGCGAGTTCGAGCGTCAGCTGATCGAGGCACTGGAGGAGGAGAACGTGTTCCGTACACTGGCGACCGTGATCACCACAGCATCCGGCGACCGGAAGATTCCCATTGTCAGCGACAAGGGCGAGGCATCGTGGATCGACGAGGAAGGCACCTTCCCGCTGTCGGACGATACCTTCGGACAGAAGTCCCTGGGTGCGTACAAGGTGGGTACGGCACTGAAGGTTTCCACAGAGCTGCTCAATGATGCCGCCTTTGATCTGGAGGCGTACATCTCCAGAGAGTTCGGTCGCAGACTGGGTGCAAAGGAAGAGGAGGCGTTCTGGGTCGGTGACGGCAAGAGCAAGCCGACCGGTATTTTCAATGCCACCGACGGTGCAGAGACCGGCGTGACTGCCGCATCGGCATCGGTGACCTTTGACGATATGCTGGAGCTGTACCACAGCCTGAAAAGCCCGTACCGCAAGAAAGGCACATGGGCGATGAACGACGCCACTGTCAAGGCACTCCGCAAGGTGAAGGACACCACAGGGCAGTACATCTGGCAGCCGTCTGTGGTTGCCGGCGTGCCGGACATGATCATGAACCGCCCGTATGTGACTTCCAGCTACATCCCGGCTCTGGCGTCCGGCAAGACCGGCATTGCCTTCGGCGATTTCAGCTACTACTGGATCGGCGACCGGCAGGGCATCACCTTCAAGCGTCTGGACGAGCTGTTCTCCATGACCGGACAGGTGGGCTTCCTGGCATCCAAGCGTGTGGACGGCAAGCTGATCCTGCCCGAGGCGGTAAAGCTGCTGGCAGTGAAGTGACGGAGGTGCTGTATGGTGACGCTGGAAGAGGCAAAGAACTATCTCCGTGTGGAGCATTCCGAGGACGACGAGCTGATCCAGTCCCTGCTGCTGACTGCAAAGCAGACGGTGCAGGACGTGGGCAGGGTGTCGGCAGAGCAGTATGAGCAGGAGGAGACCTGTCACACTGCCACGCTGTACGCCGTCGCCTATCTGTATACCCACCGGGAGAACGCCGACCACAACGCCCTGCTGCTGACGCTGCGGGCAATGCTGTTTGCACAGCGGGAGGGAGTGATCTGATGGCAGTATCGATTGCAGAGAGAAATCAGCGTATCACCGTGCAGCAGAATGAAACGGTGACAGACCGCATCGGCAACCACACCAGTGCATGGACGGATTTTTTGGAGCTGTGGGCAAACGTGACAATTACTGCATCCACGGAGGGAACAGAGGCGGGTGTTACGTCCATGCGGCAGACGATGAAAGCGATCGTGCTGAAAAGTGCCACGACAGCGGCACTGTGCAGCAACCGCCACCGGATCCTGTTCGGCGGCGAGATCTACAACATTACCGGTGTGATGCCGTACTACACCAGCGGCGATCTGGTGCAGATCACGGCGGTGTCGCAGCGGGAAAGGCTGGTGGAATGTGATGAGCAATGTGGATATTGACGATCTGGCAGCGGCGGTGATGGAAGGGCTGGAGGAGTATGTGGAGCTGGCGGAGGACGCCATGAAAGACGCTGTCACACAGACGGCAAAGGCAGCCCGAAAAGAACTGGTGACCACATCACCTGACGGCAAGACCGGCAAATACCGGAAGGGCTGGCGTGCGTCTGTAGTGGAAGAAAAGGCACATATGCGGCATATGTCCGTACACAACCGGAAGTATCAGATCGTACACCTGCTAGAAAAGGGACACGCAAAGCGGAATGGCGGGCGTGTGGCTGCCAGACCGCACGTTGCTCCGGCAGAGGAACACGGTGCAGAGATGCTGGAAACCCTGATTACAGAAGCGTTGGGAGGCTGAGCGTATGACCTATGAAGAGATCACGGCGATGATGCAGGAGATCGGACTGCCCTGTGCATACCATCATTTCGCAGAGGGCGAAAGTCCGCCGCCGCCGTTTGTGGTGTACCTGTCGCCGGGAGAGCATACGTTCCACGCCGACAACATCAACTATTACAGCTGGAAGCAGCTGGACGTGGAACTGTACACGGACACGAAAGATCCGGACGCAGAGCAGCGGGTGGAAGATGTCCTGACCGCACACGGGATCAGCTATGTAAAATCGGAAACATGGATCGAGAGCGAACGGCTCTATGAAGTCCTGTATGAAATGGAAGTCTGACTTAGAATGAAGGAGGCTGGCGTATAAAATGGCAGCAGGAAAGAAAAACAAGGTAAAATTCGGTTTGAACAAGGTGCATTTTGCGATGTGCCATATTGATGATGACGGCAATGCCACATATGACACACCGGTGCGGATCCCCGGCGGCGTGTCGCTGTCGGTGAACCCCTCCGGCGAGCCGGAGAACTTCTATGCGGACAACCGTGTGTTCTACGTCATCAACAACAATTCCGGCTATGAGGGGGATCTGGAGCTGGCACTGTTGTCGCTGGAATTTCGCAAAGACGTGCTGGGCGAGATTCTGGATCAGAAGGGAGTGCTGGTGGAGAAGAACGATGCAGAGCTGAAACAGTTTGCACTGCTGTTTGAGTTCGACGGCGATGTAAATCACATCCGCCATGTGCTGTATTGCTGCACAGCGTCCCGTACCGCAGTAGAGGGCGAAACCAACACAGATACCAAGACACCGAAAACGGAAACCTGCTCCTTCACTGCCGCAGCACTGGACAATGGTCTAGTCAAGTGCCGCACCTGTGAGGAAACGGATTCTGAAGTATACGCAAACTGGTACAAGGCGGTATATGTACCGAATGTGACAGAAGCAACGGGGGAATAAGCAATGCTGGAAAAGAAGATCATGATCGACGGCAAGCCGGTGAAGTTCCGTGCCTCTGCCGCCGTTCCAAGACTGTACATGGCACTGACCGGCTCTGACATTTTTTCTGACATCGGAGATCTGACAGAGCAGTTCCACAAGCCGGCGGAAACCGGTGAGCAGCAGAAAGCACAGATCGATCTGAAAGATCTGGGCAAGATGAGCACGTTTGAGAACATCGCCTATGTGATGGCAAAGGCGGCGGACAGCAGCGTGCCGGACACGGTGGAGGAATGGCTGGATCAGTTCGGCATGATGTCTGTCTGGCGTGCATTCCCGCAGATCGCAAAGCTGTGGGCAGCCAGCCAAAAGACAAACGTAGACCTTAAAAAAAAGAACGTCCGACAGAACGCCCGATGACGACGGCACTGTTCCTGCTCCGGTGTGTGGAGCTGGGACTGTCGATGGAGGACTTGAACGTCCTGACATACGGCATGGTGATCGATATGTTTTCAGAGCGTTCCAACGATGATTATGACTATCCGATCCGTGCGACACAGCGGGATTTTGACACATTCTGATGGAGGTGAAGTGCTGTGGCAAATGATAGGCGTATCAAGGGATTGACCATTGAGATCGGCGGCGACACCACGCAGCTTTCGGAATCCCTGCATGATGTGAACAAGTCCATTGCTTCCACACAGGCACAGCTGAAGGATGTGGAAAAGCTGCTGAAGCTGGACCCTACCAACACGGAAATGCTTGCCCAGAAGCAGGAACTGCTGACGCAGGCGATCAGCAAGACAGAGGAGAAACTGGAAACGCTGAAGGACGCAGCTGTGCAGGCGGAAAAGCAGCTGGGAGAGGGAAAGATCTCACAGGAGCAGTTCGCCGCATTGCAGCGTGAGATCGCAGCAACAGAGATCGAACTGAAACGATACGATTCCCAGCTGGATACCGCGGCAGATGCCACGGAAGATTTGGGCGACGCTGCGGAGCAGGCGGCACAGGATTCCGGTGATGCAAGCGAGGAGATCGGCGAACTCAGCGATGCAGCGGACGATCTGGGAGATGCAGCGGAGAATGCCGGTGACGGTACAAAAGACCTTGGCGAATCTGCCAGGGATTCCGGCGACGGCTTTTCCGTTCTGGACGGGGCTGTGGCGACCTTTATCGGAAACGGTCTGACTGCACTGGTGAGTGCTATCGGCGATGCCATTTCCACATTTGCCGAACTCAGCGAATCTACGCAGGAGTACCGGGAGAATATGTCCAAGCTGTACACTGCCACATCTGCGGCAGGCATGGATGCGGACTACATCACACAGGCATACAGCCAGCTGTACGGCGTTCTGGGCGATGAAACCGCCACCACGACCACTATTTCCAACTTTGAAAAGCTGGGCGTATCCATGCAGGACATGGACAGCCTGCTGGACAGTGCCACCGGCATCTGGGCGGTGTACGGTGATTCCATTCCGCTGGACGGTCTGGCGGAGAGTGTCAACGAAACGGCGAAGGTCGGACAGATCACCGGCACAATGGCGGATGCGATCAACTGGGCATCTGCCAGCAATGACACATGGACAAATGCTCTCAGCGGCAATGCGGCGGCACTGTCCGCATTTCAGAGCGGCGTATCCCAGGGAATGAGTGCAGAGGACGCATTCAACGAGGCACTGGCTGCCTGCGGCGATGAGCAGGAACGGCAGCAGCTGATTATCAGCACGCTGAACGGACTGTACGCCGACAGTGCGGAAACCTATCGGGAGAACAATGCGTCCATCATTGATGCACGGGAAGCAACGGTCAACTATCAGGACGCTGTGGCAGGCGTAGGAGCTGCCATGGAGCCGCTGCAAACCACCATGACCAATTTCAAGGCGAATCTGATCTCCGGCGTATCTCCTGCATTGCAGGAACTGTCTGACGCCTTCATGGATGTGATCGCCGGTGCGGACGGGGCAGAGGAAGGCATTGCATCTGCCGTTACGGGGCTGGTGGATACCGTTTCTTCTATGGCATCAGACCTGCTTCCGCAGCTTCTGGAAATGGGAACACAGATTCTCGGAGGCATTATGCAGGGGCTTGCACAGAGTACACCTACGCTGATGGCTACTGTTTCTGATATGATTCTGCAATTGATTCAGGCGATAACAGCGTTTTTACCGCAGTTCGCAGAAGCAGCCGTCACCATTGCCGGAAGCATCGTCACTCAGCTGACTGCTTTTGTGCCACAGCTGCTGCAAGCCGCAACTACGCTGCTCATGGCAATTGTAGATGCTGTACCGATGATCGTCAACACGCTTGTGCCAATGCTGCCGCAGCTGATCACAGCAATTGTGACAGCATTGCTCGGTGCAGTGCCGCAACTGTTACAGGCTGCCACGACCCTGCTCATGGCAATTGTGAATGCTCTGCCCACGATCATCACCGCACTGACGGCAGCTCTGCCGCAGATTCTCACAGCGATCACGAACTGCCTGCAAGCGTCAATTCCGGTACTGCTGCAGGCGGCGATTACACTGCTTATGGCAATCGTGGACGCACTGCCGACGATCATTGACGCACTGGTGGCTGCAATTCCGGTCATCATCACCACGCTGGTGGACTTTTTCACGAACAACATCGACACCATTCTGGATGCAGCCATTCAGCTGCTGATGGCTCTGGTGGATGCGATTCCGGAAATTCTGGTGGCTCTGGGCAATGCACTGCCACAGATCATCAGTGCGATTCTGAATGCCGTGGTAGACGCTGTGCCGAAGCTGCTGAAAAAATCAAGGGAACTGTTCGGGAAGATTATGGAGGCACTAGGCGAACTGCTGGGCAAGCTGCCCGGCAAGATGCTTGAGGTACGGGATTCCATTGTCAACGGCATCCGCAATTCCCTCGGCTCTATCGGTTCTGCCGCAGCGGACATTGTCAGTGCGATCTGGGATCACATCAAGGAACTGCCGGGCATGATGCTGGACGTAGGACGAGATCTGGTGGAAGGTTTGTGGAACGGTATCAGTGACATGGTGGGCTGGATCGGGGACAAGATCTCCGGATTCGGCGACAGTGTACTGGGCGGACTGAAAGACTTTTTCGGCATTGCGTCGCCGTCCAAGGTGATGCGTGACGAGGTCGGCAAGTTCCTGCCTGCCGGCATTGCGATCGGCATTGAGGATTCCACCCTGTCCGCTGTGAAGTCTGTCCGCAGCATGGCAGACAAGCTGCGAAATACTGCGGTAGAGAGTCTGAACGGCATGACGTCCGGTGCAGCATACCGAATGCAGCAGAACCCCATGACGGCAACTGTCCGGAAAAATGCCGCTGTCGTCAACAACTACTATAAGACCGACAACAGCCGAACGGTAAACCAGACCAACAACAGCCCCAAGGCACTGTCCCGTCTGGAGATCTATCGGCAGACCAACAACGCACTGAACCGGTGAGGTGAACCATAATGAAATACCATTTGATTCTGGAAAACGCCGCCGGAGAGCAGCTGGACATGAGCACAACGGCAAACCGTTATATGATGTCAAAAGTCACCGGACTGGACCCGCCCGGTGCGACGATCAGCACGGCGACCTATGCCACCATGAACGGCAGCCAGCTGAACCGGGCGTTTCTGGAAAAGCGGAACATCGTCATTTCCTTTGAAATGCGTGGTGTCGGCGTGGAGAAACGGCGGCACAGGCTATATCGTGTGGCAAAGCCGTCGGAATACATCAAGGTGTATTACCGGACATCCAACATCGATGTCTATACAGAGGGGGTTGTGGAAACCTGTGAGCCGTCCCGGTTTGATATGCCGGTATCCGGTCAGATCAGCATCCTCTGTCCGGACGTATACTTCTACAGTACGCAGGACACCATTGTGCAGCACGGCAGTATCGTCAGCGGTTTTAAGTTTCCGTTTGCTATTGCAGAAAAGCCCGGTGTGCCGCTGGGCGTGTATCGGACCGACAACAGCATCACCATACAGAACAACGGTGACACCATCGGCATGGAGATCACGCTGGAAGCCAAAGGCGGCATCGTAGGAACGCCGACGATCTATAACGCCGACACCGGAGCCTATCTCCGGATCACCGGGGATATTCTGGAGGGCGACAAGATCACCATTACCACCAGACACGGACACCGCACGGTGACGCTGACAAGAAACGGCGTTTCCACGCCGATCATGAACCGATGGGTGTCTGGTTCTGACTGGCTGGAGCTTCCCACAGGGAAATCCCATTTTTATCTCACGGCAATGAAAGGGCTGAAATATCTGATCGTGACATTTCGGCATACAGATGCCTATCTGGGGGTGTGACAGTGTATCTGGAAATTTTTCAGACCGCCAGTGCGGAAAACGGTCTGGGCGTAACGCTCACCGGCATATGCGACACGTTTTCCAGTCTGATCTGGGACGTGGAGTATTTTTCACCGGGAAAGTTTGAGGTGTACGTTTCCGCCAATGCGGACACCATCGCCCTGTTCCGGCGTGGGAACATTGTGGGCAGAAGTGACGACAAGCGGCACTACGGCATCATTGAGGGCGTGTATCTGCGGACAGATGCGGAGAACGGCGACTATCTGACGATCTCCGGACGGTTTCTCATGTGCCTGCTCAGCCGCCGCATCATCACGCCTACGCTGTCGTTTACGGCATACCGCACATACGGCGAGATCGTGCAGACCGCCGTCCAGAAAAACTGCATCACCCCGTGGACGGCGGCTGAGCGTGGAATCCCGTCCCTGAAAATCGGCACAGTGTCCGGGGAATGCTGGGAGATCAAGAACGTCTTGCAGGTCAGCTATGAGAACCTCATGGACTGGATCTATACCGTGTGCCGGAACATTGGCGGCACTGCCAACATCCGGCTGCGTGAAGTCGATACCGGCAAGTACGCCATGTTTCTGGAACTGTCACAGGGGACAGACCGCAGCATCATGCAGCGGGAAAATATGCCGGTGGTATTTTCCGATGCCTATGACAATCTGCTGACGTACATCTATAATTCGGACTATTCCGAATACCGGAACTATGCCTATATCTACGGCGAAGGAGAAGGAATCCGGCGGCAGTCCGCTGCCTGCTATTCCGGAGAGGAAACGCCGACGGGGCTGTCACGCTATGAGATCTATGTCAATGCAAGCGACTTGTCGCAGACGATCCGGAACGACGACGGCAGCGAAACTGTGGTTTCCGAATCGGAGTATAAAGAAATGCTGCGGGAACGCGGCACAGAGAATCTGGTTGCTCCCGTGCTGTCCAGTGAGGCAACCATTGTGACGGAGAGCCATCAGTTTGTCTATGGAAAAGATTATCAGGTCGGCGATTTTGTCACCATGCAGCACACCGGATACGGCATACAGATCCCACGGGTGCGGCTGGTGGGCATGATCGAAAGCTTTGACAGTGAAGGCTATGGGCTGACACCTGTCGTACAGGAATGAGGTGCATCAAAATGGAATGTGGTTTTTTCAACAGCAAAGGAGAGGACAGGCTCTATAATGCAGAGCATTTCACAAGCTATCTGTCCAGTATGATCTGCAACGGCGTGCAGGATACTGTGGGCGAATGCTTTGCCCCGTCTGTGTCTGAGGGCGACGGTCTGTTGCTGACCATCGGCAGCGGCAAGGCGTGGATCAATGGGCATTACGCACAGACAACGACCAGCGAAAAGCTGGATCTCTCTGCATATGTAGACGAATCTCTGGGACGGTGTGTTGCTGTCGGTGTCTACTGTGATACTAGCGAATCGGTGCGGGACTGCGGCTTTGAAGTACTTGCCGGCACCTGCTCCGGCAGTCCCAGACCGCCGAAATTTTCCAACACGGAGAGCAGGACATATCTGACGATCTGCACCGTGCGTCTGCGTCCCGGTGCAGCGTCTATCCTCAGCGGCGACGTGACGGACTGTAGGAACGACGAAACCCTCTGCGGCTACTGCAAGTGTATTCTGGGCAAATGCAGAGTGACGGAGATGCTTGCCGAAATGGCAAAGACAAACGCCACACTGGACGAACTGCAAAAGCGGCTGGATGAAATGAACAGTCAGATCACCGAGATGCAGACGAAGGTGGACGATCTGACGGCAGGCGAGATCCTGGCGACCGGACAGTGCGGCGAGAATGTTTACTATGTACTTTATGACAGCGGCAAGCTGCTGCTGCGTGGCTCTGGTGCAACGTATGACTATGAGATCAGCGGCTCTCCGTTTTATGAAAACGGGGAGATCAAAAAGCTGGTTGTCAGCGAGGGCATCACCGAGATCGGCAACAGCCTTTTCGATCACTGCCGGAATATCGCTGCGGTAAGTTTCCCGAATACGCTTACCCGAATCGGAAAGCGTGCTTTCTTTGCGTATGCAGACGGCGAACTGGCGGCACTGGAGTTCCCGTCCTCTGTCACCACCATCGGAGACGAGGCGTTCTCTGACCAGGGCATGACATCTGTTACACTGCCGAAAACATTGACAACACTGGGAACCTACCTGTTCCGGAGTGCGGATAACTTGCAGAGTGTTCGGGTGGAGTGTGCAGAGATTCCGGCGTTCTGCTTTGTGAGCTGCGGAAAGCTGAGTCAGATGACACTCAGCAAGAACGTGAAGAAGATCGGTGCAAACATCATCAATTACTGCACACAGCTGAAAACGATCACCTATGAGGGCAGTCTGGAAGAGTGGAAGGCAGTTGAAAAGTATGCGAACTGGGACGGCAACAGCGGCAGCACCAACCCCGGCTATCTGGACAATATTGTCTGCATAGACGGAACAATGGTCTATGACCGTGACAACAAGACATGGAATGAGGTGAAAAGCTGATGCTGAAATTTTGCATCTATGGGCAGAAAATGGAACTGATAAACCGTCAGACGATCGCCGATCAGCAGATCTGTTTCGTGGATATGTGCTTTCTGTTCTCTCCGGACTGGGAACAGATGGACAAAACGGCACAGTTCGCACAGGGCGAAAAGACCTATAACGTGCATCTAGGCACGGGAAACGTCTGCCGCTGCCTGCTCCCGGCGGAGCTGCAAACCGGATGTGTCAGCGTCAGCGTGTTCGGCTATGCGTCGGACAGCTCAGTCCGTGCGACGACCGTTCCCCTAGGCATCGGCATCAAGCGTTCCGGTTTCCGGGGCGACGGCGAAACGCCGATCCCGCCTACGCCGGACTTATATGCACAGCTGATCGCAGAGATTGACAAAAAGATTGCAGATGTCCATGACGGAAAAGACGGAGCCGACGGCAAATCTGCCTATCAAATCGCCGTGGACAACGGGTATCCCGACACGGAGCAGGCGTGGCTGGCATCTCTCAAAGGGGACAAGGGCGACACCGGCGAACCGGGAGCAGCCGGCGAAAAGGGCGAACCCGGCGAAAAAGGTGACACCGGAGCTGCCGGAAAAGACGGCAGGGACGGCACAGACGGTGCGGCAGGGCGTGACGGAGTAAACGGTGCGTCTGCCTATGAGATCGCCGTACAGCACGGCTACAGCGGCTCAGAAACGGCATGGCTGGAATCCCTGCACGGTGCGGACGGAGCAAAGGGCGATACCGGAGCAGCTGGTGCCAAAGGTGAAAAGGGAGATAAAGGCAACCCCGGAGAAACCGGTGCTGCTGGTAAAGACGGAGCAGACGGATTTTCTCCTGTCGCAAAGGTGGAGAAGTCCGGCAGCGTGGTGACCATCACCATTACAGATGCCAACGGCACAACGATCGCAACGCTGACAGAGGGTGCAGCCGTAGACCTCACCCCATACGCAAAGACGGTCTATGTGGACGAAAAGGTGCAGGAGTCGTCCGACAGTCTGACGTATACCTTGCAGGAGCATACGCTGTCCATCACGCATCTGGAGGAATCTGCACACACCCATGACAACAAGGCAGTGCTTGACCAGCTGAACGAGGAACAGTGGAAGTTTATCAACGGTGCGGCGAATAAGGCACATGTCCATGAGAATAAGGGGACGCTGGATAAGATTACAGATGCGGGCTGGAATACGGTTTATGGGAATACGCATTCGCACGAAAACCAAGCGGTTCTGAACGCTGTTACAGCTGCGTTTACGGCGGCTCTCAAAGCAAAGTTGGACGGTATCGCTGCTGGTGCAACTAAGGTCGCGGTAGACAGTGCCTTGTCTGCTACATCCACAAATCCGGTGCAGAACAAAGCTGTAAAAGCCGCACTGGACAGCAAGTCGGCATCTGAGCATACACATGCGATGATAACAAACAGTTCTAAATTGATAAGTGGAGCAAATAATGCTGCGCAATGGTGTAGATTGGGTACACTAGTGTCGGCAGGAAATTTTACAACGGCAGTTATACGTGTATGGTCTGGGAATGGTGCTAATGGAACAGCATCACAAAATTCATCATTTGAAATTCATATAAAAGATAGTTGGCAATCCACAGAATCGGCGACAAAAGCGTGCGGCGTTACAGTATATCGTACAAATGCATATACTGTTGCAGTCCGTGTAATACCCACAGCACACAACACCTATACCGTCTGGGCATATCTCCCGTGGGGATATTGGAATGGTAACTACGCAGTAAATGGGCGCTATCAAACATGGACAAGCGATTTTAAAAATCAACCAGACAGACCCGAAGGTACTGCCGCCGACACAGCATACTATGACAATGCATTTCTAACCAGCACCGTAGCTAAAGCCACCGAAGCCACCACGCTGACAGACAGCGGTTGGATAATCCCGACATTTCCCAGCGGCATCAAAAGCAGCACTATCCGGTACCGCAAGCAGGGCAAGATCGTGTCTGTAAGCGGATACGTGACTTTTTCCGAAGCCGCGTCCGCAAAAGTAGTGCTTACACTCCCAGAGGGATACAGACCGCCGGCAAAAGTGAAGCAATTTTGTGCCGTTGACAGCTCCTCACAAGCATCTTTTTTGACCACGATAGACACAGACGGCAAGGTCAGCTTTGTGGGCAAAACGCAAGGATTTTTTACTACAGAAACTGAGTACTATATGCACTGCACGTTTTTTGTAGATTAACATTTAACTCAGCCATTTTGTGTTTTATTGACTGACTAGGAGGAAAATCACATGAAAGAAACCATCTGCACCATCGTCGGCATTGTCGGCAGTTTTATTGCCGGGCTGTTCGGCGGCTGGGACGCGTCCATGGTCACGCTGCTGCTGTTCATGGGCGTGGATTACATCACAGGGATTGCGGTGGCAGCCTGCGGCAAGTCCCCGAAATCAGACACCGGCAGACTGTCCAGCAAGATCGGCTGGCGCGGTCTGGCAAAGAAATGCGTCTCCCTGCTGCTGGTTCTGGTGGCGGTACGCCTGGATATTACCCTGGGCACATCGTACATCCGGGACGCGGTGTGCATCGCGTTTACCGTCAACGAGCTGATTTCCATCACGGAAAATGCGGGGCTGCTGGGCGTGCCGCTGCCGGGAATTTTGACGAAAGCAATCGAACTATTACAGAACAAAGGAAAGGATGAATGATTATGGCAATCTTAACACCTGACAAAACAACCACGCTCGGCGGTGTGAACGTCAAGGAGTATCTGCTGACAAGGCACAATCCCAACCACATTGATATGCCCTCTGTTTCCACGGCAGGAAAAATCATCGGGGTGACCGTTCACAACACAGACTGGATCACCGTAGCAAGAGGCACGACACCTGCGGAACAGTATACAAGAGCAACCGTTAATGGCAATATGAAGGACGTGCGTGTCCATTACTATGTAGACAATACTTGTGCATGGCAGAATCTGCCTCACAGTCTGAGCGGCTGGCACGCTGCTGATGGCAGTGGCAATGGAAATCGCAGAACCATTGCTATCGAGTGCATTATGTCCTCTTCGTACAATTCTACCGATAAGAAGTCGGAGGATAATGCAGCAAAATTGGCAGCTGCACTTCTGAAACAGTATGGATTGGACATTAACCACCTGTACACGCACACACACTGGCTGAATGTTCGTGACGGCAAGCGTGGTACAGTGGATCAGCTGAACACCATGCACAACAGCTATAAAATGTGTCCGGCGTACATTCTGCCGCATTGGGCGGCGTTCAAAGCAAAGGTGCAAGCCTATCTGAATGGCACTTCTGCCGCAAAGCCATCCAACGCGCAGCTGTACAGAGTCCGAAAGAGCGCGAACGATATGAAGAGTCAGCTCGGCGCATATGCTTCTCTGGAGAACGCCAAGAAGGCATGCAAGGCAGGGTATTCTGTTTTCGATTCCAGTGGGAAGGCGGTGTATACCAACAGCAGCTCCGGGAAGTTTGCGAAAGGCCAGGCGGTGCACATCGGCAGCAATGTACCGCTGTTCGCCAACGAAACTACTACCACACCTGCTTCACGGCTGACCGCCGGAACGTACTACATCTACGACGGCGTACCGTGCAAGCTGGGACGGTATCGTGTTACTACTACGGCGGCTTCCTGCGGTAAAAAGCCGGCGGGGAAGTATGTCACGGGGTATGTGTCTTGGGATAATTTCAAGTAACACAGAAATAATAATCCGATGCAAATAACGAAAAAACCGGCAGTACAGCAGGAGGTTTCCTGTTTTGTACTGCCGGTTTTTGTTGACAATCGAAAGAAAATGTGATATACTATTTCTTGAAAATATTGGAGATAGCAAGCAATGATGGTGTAAGAATTGTAAGTTCGCATTTTGTTGCATTGCCTCCACCACAATCGTATCTTTGATGATACAATGTAAGAATCATGCACTCGTAAAATCGGGTGCATGATTTTTTGCTTTCATGAGCTAAAGTGCAAACGATAGCTCGGCGTTTTTTCAAAAAGCAAACGATAGGTGGCGTTTTTTAAGGGGTTTCGATTTGACTTAATAAAATTAAGTGGGTTTTGGAGAGAAAAAAGGAGTGAAAAAGTAGCCCTGTGGGCTGGGATTTTACAATTATGGACTTGAGTTATGAAAAAAAACAGCCCTGCCGGATTTCTCCAACAGGGCTGCAATTATCTCACACTTTTATCTCCGTCCCATCCCGGAATAGAAACACCAAACTCCCATCATGGAACACGGTGAGATTTTCCAGAACGGCATTCCAGACGGATTCATCAAATGTTTCCAGCACAGAATCGGTTTTCTTTAACGTCAGCAAAATTTTCTGCATCTTGGCAATCCGGCGTTTCCGGTCGGACTCAGCTATCTCCTCAGCATCCAACTGAGCGGAAAGCTCCTCATATTTTGCATTGAGTGCATCGAAATTCTCTCCACCGTGCTGGATGTAATCTTTTAGCTTTTCATTGACTGCCACTAACTCATCTTGCAGCTCCGCTTTTTTGCTCTCCTGCTTTTTCAAGCGGTTTAAGGCAAATTGGCAATTCTTGATGACCGCATCTTTCTGCGAGAAATACTGTGCGAAAGCCTGTAAAAACTTTTCCTGAATCTCCGGTTCATACAAGTGTGGCGTGGTGCAAAAGTGACTGCCTTTGAACTTGCTGTTGCACTGGTAAATCACACGGCGATATTTACTGTTGGAATGCCAAACCTTCGCACCAAAGTAACTCCCGCAGTCTCCGCAGATAATCTTGGTCGCATAAATGCTGGTGCTGCTGTAAGGCTTAACGCATCGTTTCTGAAATTCCGACTGCACAAAATCGAATTCCTCCGGCGTGATAATTGCCGGATGGCTGTTCTCCACGTAATATTGCGGAACTTGACCCTCATTGATTTGTTGCTTTTTCGTTAAGAAATCAACGGTAAACTTTTTCTGTAAGAGTGCATCACCTTTGTATTTTTCGTTTGTCAGAATACTTTTCACCGTACTAGCCGACCATTTTTCCTTTCCACAGGGGGTCGGAATGCCTTGAGCCGTCAACTCATTTGCAATTTTGTAAGGTGTCAAACCATCAATGAATCGCTGATAAATGTATCGAACGATTTCCGCCTCCTCCGGAACAATCTCCGGCAGACCGCTTTCGCCTTTTCGATAGCCCAAAAAGTGAGCATAGGGCAGACTAACTTTTCCATCAGCAAACCGTTTTCGCTGTCCCCATGTGACGTTTTCGGAAATCGAACGGCTTTCTTCCTGTGCAAGACTAGACATAATCGTGATGAGCAACTCGCCTTTGCTATCAAAAGTCCAAATATTTTCTTTTTCAAAGAAACATTCCACGTGATGTTCCTTCAATTTTCGGATGGTAGTGAGGGAATCAACCGTATTTCGGGCGAACCGACTTACACTTTTTGTGATAATCAAGTCGATTTTTTCGTTCAGAGCATCTGTAATCATGGAGTTGAAGCCCTCTCGATGTTTCGTAGATGTTGCGGAAATGCCCTCATCTGTATATATTTTAACAAACTCCCAATCCGGATTTCTTTGAATGTAATTGGTATAGTAAGAAATTTGTGCCTCATAGCTGGTGAGTTGTTCCTCGAAATCGGTGGAAACTCTGGCGTAGGCAGCGACTTTTCGGCGAGTTGGAGTGGTTGTGGACTGCCGAGTTGTCCGATTGATAGACGGCGGAATGACGGTTACTTTTGGCATTTTCTGCTCCTTTCTGCGGCAGCCTGTCGCATCTCCGGTGTCCAGCTTTCACTTCTGGAATAGTTCTTCCAAGAAATGGCTTTCTCCGTATTATCTTTGAAAAGGAAAGTCAGCCAATTCGGTGACACCAGAATGTTTTCAATTTTGCTTTTCACAATTTCCACGTCAAATTCTTTAATTTGCAAAACATAGCAAATCTTTTCATAGAGAATCCGTTCGGAAATTTGCTTTGCCGTAGGACAGTGCAATTTTCCTTGCCGGAGGTAGGTCGCACACATCCAAACCGCACCTTGCTTGTAAATTTTCCGCTGATAGCTTTTTCCGCAAGCTGCACACTGCACCGTGCCGGACAGCGGATAACGGTTCGTTGCACCGGGATGGGAGAATTGTTCCGTCCGTTCTTTTACCAATTCTTGAACTTTCTCGAATAAATCCGCAGAAATAATCGCCTCGTGGGATTGCTCTACAAAATATTTTGGCAGCTCGCCTTGATTTTTCATCTTGCGTTTGCCAATCGGGTCTTGTCGGTAATATTTTTGCAACAGCATATTCCCGACATATTTTTCATTGACTAAGATTTCTTTCACACGTTGTCCTGTCCAGTGATTGCCTTGTCTCGTGGAAATCCCCATGGCGTTGATTTTTTTCGCAATGGCACATTGTCCCATTCCGGAGCAATAATCCGCAAAAATCATCTGCACAATTTTGGCTTCTGATTCCTCAATTTCCAGCACACCATCGGCATTTCTGCGGTATCCGAAAATCGTAATGCTGCCAATTTTACCCTGTTGGAAATCATTCCGAATCCGCCATTTCATGTTGTCGCTGACGGATTTGCTCTCCTCCTGAGCAAACGAGGCGAGGATGGAAAGCATCAATTCGCCGTCTCCGGAGGTGGAGTGCAGATTTTCCTTTTCAAAATAGACATCAATTCCTAAACTTTTCAGCTCCCGCACCGTTTCCAAAAGCGTGACGGTGTTCCGTGCAAATCGAGAAATCGACTTGGTAATTACCAAATCCACCTCTCGATTCCGGCATTTCTCTAGCATTTTTTGGTATTCCGGTCGCTCATCTTTCGTTCCGGTTTTCGCCTCATCTGCGAACACACCGCAAAACTCCCAGCCCGGATGTTGCCGAATCAAGTTTTGGAAATAGTCAACCTGAGCCGCTAAGGAGTGCAGCATGGCATCTTTTCCGCTGGAAACTCGTGCATAAGCGACAACTCGCAGCAATTTTGGCTTTGGCGGTCGCTGCTGAACCCGATGTACTTTTCGCTCCAATTTCATCACCTGTTTCTTTGTATTAAGCGTATGCTTGCTAACATATTCCCTCTACTGGGGCAGAAAGTCAAGCACTTTCTCGAAAAATGCTGCCCAAAGATAACCCGCATTTCTCGGCGAGAGTTTGTTCACATTGAACATATTCCGACTGGGTCAGCAGTCCGGATTTTAGGAAATTTCGCAAAACCGCCATAGATACTTTGTAAATTTCAATCTCTTTCGTCATTGATACCTTCCTTTCGCAGCACAGGCACGGGAGCAATATTTTCTTGGATGATTTCGGTAGCTGAGAACCGGCTTTCCGCAGAACGCACAGGGAATCGTGGCTGCGTTTTCATGCTGCATTTCTTGCGGATGCGTGTTCCAATAGTGCATCCGGCAAGTGTCACAGCAGAATTTTTTCTGCTTTCGGTGCGGCACTTGCAGAACGGGAGTGCCGCAATTCAGGCAGACATCGTTAGGATGCTTTCGCTGTAAGTAGGACTTGATGGAGTTTTGCGAGACGTGCAGAAAGGCAGCGATTTTGGGAATCGAGATTCCAACCGCCAGCATTTCATCAACCGAATTTTTCTGCGATTTCGTCATAATGCACCTCACTTGAAATTATCGTAAGAAACATACCCGGTCACATAGCTGCCGACCGGCGCTTTTCCGCAGAACTCCGGCTTTGTGGTGATACGATAACGACCGTTCTTGCAGGCAATGCCGTCATAGAGATAGTAAGTGCCGCTGATTCTTCTGGTTACAGATGTAGTTTCTGCACTGGCGAACAGAGGTGTGTTGGCACGAATGGCAACCTTCTGCCCTTTGGTGAACTGGCTGCCATTGGTGTAGACCACATTTCCGTTGGCATCAAATACAGAATATCCGACCTTGCACACTTTTTTTGCATTTTCTAAGGAAGAATATGCCCCCAGCTGCGACTTCGCATCTGCCCAAGACTTCCTCACCCGGTAAAGCTGCTTTGCAGAAGGTGCAGAAATAGTGGAAGTTCCAGCATTCAAATAAGACTGTACCTTTTTCTTGAACTCCGCCCAATGCGGCAAGATGTATGCCGGACACATCTTGTACCGATTGTACATGGTGTTCAGCTGGTCAATCGTTCCGTTTCGTCCGTCACGAACATTGAGCCAGTGGGTATGCGTGTAGAGATGGTTAATGTCCAGTCCATACTGTTTTAATAACGCTGCTGCCAATTTTGCTGCATTATCTTCCGACTTCTTATCCGTAGAATTGTACGCAGAGGACATAATGCACTCAATGGCAATGGTTCTGCGATTTCCATTACCACTGCCGTCAGCAGCGTGCCAGCCGCTCAGGCTGTGAGGCAGATTCTGCCATGCACACACGTTATCCACATAATAGTGAACTCGTACGTCCTTCATGTTGTTATTGACGGTTGCTCTTGTGTACTGTTCCGCAGGGGTCGTTCCGCTTGCTACAGAAATCCAGTCTGTGTTGTG